CGAGCGAGGAGCCGGAGGACAACCTCCGCGCCGAGCTCGAACGTCAACTCTCGAAACACTCCTAAAAGGAGCCCCAAATGGCATCTCCCAACAGCACCTTCACGGAGATCGTCACGACCACGCTGCGTAACCGCAGCGGCAAGACCGCCGACAACGTTTCCAACGGGAACGCGATCCTGTCCATGCTGAAGAAGCAGGGCGGGTGGCAGTCGGCCACGGGTCGGTCGATCGTGCAGGAACTCGAATACTCGGAGGGCAACTTCCAATGGTATTCGGGCTACGAGACCATCACCATCACGCCCCCGGATGTCTTCACCGCGGCCGAGTACGACTGGAAGCAGGCGGCCTCCAGCGTCTCGATTTCCGGCCTCGAGAAGGACGTGCAGAACACCGGCAAGGAAGCGCTCATCAACCTCATGGAAGCCAGGATCAAGAACGCCGAGCGGACCATGAAGAACCAGGTGACCAACGGGATGTATTCCGACGGCACCGGGAACTCGGGCAAGGAAATCGGCGGGCTCCAGTCGCTCATCGCCGACGACCCGACCGCGAGCGCGACGGTGGGCGGCATCAACCAGAACACCTACACCTGGTGGCGCAACCAGACCTACGACTTCTCCACGGAGGCGTCGGGGAACGCGAGCGCGTCGAACATCCAGGTGGGCATGAACACGCTGTTCCTGCGCTGCTCGCGTGGCAACGACAAGCCCAACCTGATCGTGATGGACGACGACTACTTCGGCTTCTTCTGGGCCTCCATGCAGACGATCCAGCGCGTGACCTCCACGGACAAGGCGGTGCTCGGCTTCAACACCCTCATGTTCGGGAACACGCCGGTCGTCTACGAGGACGCCTCCTCGATGCCGGACAAGCACATGTATTTCATCAACACCGACTACCTGAAGCTGCGCTACGCGCCCGACCGGCTCTTCAAGCCGTCGGACTCGGTGCGCCCGGCCAATCAGGACGCGGAGACGGTGCTCGTGCTCTTCGCCGGCAACCTCACCTGCTCGAACCGCTCGCTCCAGGGCGTCGGCAAGAACTGACGGGAGACGACCATGACCTTCTACGCAACCGAAGCCTGGATCGTCGAGCAGCCCATCGCCGACACGAGCACCACGAAGAAGCACCCGCTGGGAACCATCGTGCGGGCGAAGGATTCGACCTACGGCGAGGGGGAGTTCATCTACCTGCTCGGCGTGGGCTCGACCGTCGTCGGCTCGCTGGTGACCTACAACGCGACCACGTACCAGACGGCGCTTTCGCCGACCAACGCGACCACGGACAGCGTGCCCGTGGCCGTCGCCATGTCGGCGAACGTGGCCTCGCAGTACGGGTGGTATCAGATCGCCGGCCTGGCCGTCGTGAAGAAGACCGCCGTCGCGGTGTCCCCGCAGGTGGCCCTCTTCCTCTCCGGCACCGCCGGGCGGGTCTACGTGACCGCCTCCAGCGGCAAGGGGATCGTGGGCATGCGCTCGGCGAACCTCGCGAGCGTGACCTCCACCACGTCGACCGTGGTGGCGGCCATCAACCGCCCGGCCATCGAGGCGGCGACCTGACGTAACGCTGGCGGGGCGGGGCTTCGGCCTCGCCTCGCCACTCGGAGGGCCGATGCTGCATATCGTGTGCGTCCAGCAGGGGAATTACCTCGGGCGGGGCGCCGAGTACGTGAACGTCCTCCACGACCAGGTGCGGCGCAACCTCGCCGCCGGCACGGTCGGGGAGTTTGTGTGCTTCACCGACGACGCGGCCGGACTGGACCCCGCGATCGTCGCGCGACCGCTACCGGAGGGCTTGCGGGGCTGGTGGGCGAAGCTCTGGCTCTTCTCGCCCGGGCTCTTCCCGGACGGCGACCGCATCCTCTTCTTCGACCTCGACACGCTCATCATCGGCCCGATCGATGATCTGGTGGCCTACGAGGGCGACTTCGCCATCCTGCGCGACTTCTGGCGCCCGGGCGGAAGGCAGTCTTCGGTGATGGCCTGGCGCTCGGGGTTCGGGCATCGCCTGTGGCTCGAGTACGAGGCGGCAAGGCGCCCCGCGGACGATCCCGGCGGCGATCAGGCGTGGATCGAGGCGCGCGAGCGCGGCGACACCTTGCAGGACGTGTTCCGCGGCATCGTGAGCTACAAGGCGCATTGCCACCCCTACCCGCCGAAGGGCACGCGCATCGTCGTGTTCCACGGGGAACCTCGGCCGCACGCGGCCGGCGGCTGGGTCGCGCGCACGTGGTGCATTGGCGGGCTCGGCGCGGTGGAGATCGACGTGATCTGCAACACCGAGACAGAGACGCTCCGGGCCAACGTCGCCGCGAGCGTGGCGCGCGGGCTGCCGGAATTCGCCGCTGGAGCGGTGAACGCCGGGACGCTGTGCATCGTGGGCGGCGGGCCGACGGCCGCGGCGCACGTCGAGGAGCTGCGCGCGCGCAAGCAGAATGGGCACGTGATCTGGGCGCTCAACGGGGCGGCGGCGTGGCTCCAGTCGCGCGGGATCGCGCCGGACGGCCAATGGATCGTGGATGCACGAGCGCTCAATGCGCGCTTCGTGCGCGAGGCGCCGGGCGTGACGCGCTTCCTCGCATCCCAATGCGCCCCGGAGACCTTCGACGCCTCCGATTCGCCGGTCACGATCTGGCACGACCTGAACGGGGCGGAGTTCCTGCCGGCCGGCGCGCTCATGATCGGCGGCGGCTCCACGGTTGGGCTCAAGGCGCTCGCCGCCGGCTTCGTGGCGGGCTTCCGGCGAATTCACCTGTTCGGGATGGATTCCAGCCTCTCGGAGGGCGCGCACCACGCCTACAGCCAGCCGGAGAATGACCGGGACGGCGTGATCGCGGTGCACGGCGAGGGCGTGGAATTCCGCTCCACCCCGTGGATGTTCCGGCAGGCCGAGGACTTCCAGCAGATCGCCGCGCGGCTGGCCGCTGATGGGTGCGAAATCCACGTGCACGGGCATTCGCTGCTCGCCTACGTGGCGGCGCAGATGGGGCGCCCGGTGGCGGCCGACTGGCGGGCGCAGGCGATCCTCTCGCGGCTGCCGGCCGGCCCGGTGCGCGGCGCCGAAGTGGGCGTCTTCGGCGGCGACCTCTCCTGCCGGCTCCTCCAGCGCGAGGATCTCACGCTCCTCATGATCGACGCCTGGGAGGGCGACGGCCGCTCCTACGCCGAGCCCGCGGGCGACTGGCATGCCTCGCTCTCGCAGGCGCAGCAGGACGACTACTACGCGATGGCGCTTCGGGCCACCGAGTTCGCGGCCGACCGCCGGCAGGTGATCCGGGCGCGCTCGGTGGAGGCGGCGGCCCGGGTGCTAGATGGGTCGCTCGACTTCGCCTTCATCGACGCGGATCACTCCTACGAGGGCTGCGCGGCCGACATTCGCGCGTGGCTTCCGAAGGTGCGTGCCGGCGGCATCCTCTGCGGGCACGACTACCGCAACACCCATTGCCCATTCCCCGGCGTCGAGCGCGCCGTGGAGGAGGCATTCGGTCAACCCGAGACCGGCGACAACTTCACGTGGTTCGTGCGCGTTGGCGATCCGGTCGCCATCCAGGAGGCAGCCTAGTGCAAAGCGAGCCCGGCGTCACGGCGAAGTTCCACTACCAACCCGTCCTTCACGCGGTGAAGTCGCGCGAGGCGGGTCGGCCCATCTACGAGGACCGCATCTACGTCGAAATCCTCGTGGCCGGCATGAGCAAGCAGACGGTGAACCGGCCGGCAACCGACCGCGACCGCGAGCGCTTTCACCACGAATGGGCCGCCTTCGAGCGCGGCGAGGAGTCCAAGCGCGTGGGCACCCCGCTCGCGCAATGGCCGAGGCTCGCGGGCCAGCCGGCGATGGTCGCCATGTTGGAGTCGCAGGCGATCTTCACCGTGGAGGACGTGGCGGGGCTGCCGGACGGGCGCGTGGGTGCGCTCGGCATGGGCGGCTACAAGCTGCGCGACGAGGCGAAGGGCTTCATCGTGGGCGCGGCCGACAACGCGCGAGCCGACGAGGCCGAGGCGATCCGCGCCGAGAATGCCGACCTGAAGGCGAGGCTCGCGGCGCTGGAGGCGAAGATGGCCGAGGAGCCGGCGCGCAGGAAGCCCGGGCCGAAGCCGAAGAAGGCGCCGGCGTGAGCCTGCTCACCATCTGCCAGAACACGGTCGATGCGCTGGGCTTCGGCGCTCGCCCGGCGTCCATCGTGGGCAACACCGATGCGCTCGCCCGCCAGATGCTCGCCACGCTCAACATGGCGATTCCGCGCCTCGCCGGCCGCCACAACTGGCAGGCGCTGGTGAAGCTGCACTCGGTCACGACCGCGAACGGGACGGAATCCTACGCGCTTCCCTCCGACCTCGGGCACTACATCACCGAGACCTTCTGGGACGCGACCAACTACTGGCCGATGGCCGGCTCGATGGACCCGCAGACCTGGCAGACGCTCAAGCGCGGGCTGGTCGCCTCCTCGATTCGCAAGCGCTTCCGCGTCTACGCGAACCTGCTCTACATCTACCCCACGCCCACGGCGACGGAATCGCTCGTGGCCGAATACATCTCCTCCAAGCCCGTGCTGGACAACGACGGGTCGACCTACAAGGCGACCTTTACCGAGGACGCCGATACCTTCGTGCTTCCCGAGGCGCTGCTCGAGCTGGATCTCAAGTGGCGGCTCCTCAAGGCGAAGGGGCTCGACTACGCCGAGGAGTTCAACGAATTCGAGCGCGCGGTCGAGCGCGAGATCGCGCAGGATACGCCCGCCAAGACGGTGAACCTCGGCATGGAGACGGCGCGCTCGACGCCCTCCTACCTCGCCAACATCCCGCAGACGATCACGGGGGTGTGACGGTGGCGGGGATCATCTACGGCGAGCGGCGGGCGGGGAGGGCGAGGGCCGCGCAGTCGGCCACCTTCCCGGCGCCGGTGTCCGGGTGGAATTCCCGCGATGCGCTTACGGGGATGGAGCCCACGGAGGCGGTGCGGCTCGACAACTTCTTCCCCGGCTTCGGGATGGTGTCGCTCCGGCGCGGCTACTCGGCGCACGCGACCGGGTTGGGCGGGATCGTGAAGACGCTCTGCGAGTTCAACGCGGGCACCTCGCGCAAGATGATCGGCGCGGCCAATGGGTCGATCTTCGAGACGACCTCGGCCGGCGCGGTAGGGGCGGCGCTCGCCTCGGGCTTCTCCTCCGACGAGTGGCAATGGGCGCAATTCGATGATTCCGGGGGCGGTGCGCGCCTGGGGCTCGTGAACGGCGTGGACGACCCGCAGATCTACACCGGCTCGGCGGTGTCCGCGATGACGGTCTCCGGCCCCTCGGACGTGACCAAGCTCGTGGGCATCCAGATCTACAAGTCGCGCTCCTACTTCTGGGAGGTCGATTCGCAGTCCGTGTGGTATTCGGCCGGGAACGCGCTCGGCGGCGCGCTCACCGAATTCAAGCTGGGGCGTATCTCCGGCTGGGGCGGCAACATCGTGGCGATGGGCACGTGGTCGCGAGACGGCGGCACCGGGCCGCAGGACTACGCCGTTTTCGTGACCTCCGGGGGCGATGCGATCGTCTACGGAGGCTCCTACCCCGGCGGCGCCGATTGGGAGCTGGTCGGCCTCTACCGCGTGGGCGAGCCCATCGGCTACCGCTGCACGGTGAAGGTGGGCTCGGAACTCTACGTGATCACGAAGGCCGGCTACGTGCCCATGTCGCAGGTGGCGATGGCGGGCGAGGCCGGGAAGACGCTCTCCGACCGCATCCGGGGCGCGGTGCTCGCGGCGGTGGAGAAGGGCGGGGCGCTGGGCGGCTGGCAGGCGGTCTTCTACCCGCGCGGGAACTACATGCTGGTGAACGTCCCGGACGCCTCCACGACCTACTTTCAGCACGTGGTGAACGTCTCCACGGGCGCGTGGTGCCGCTTCACTCGGCAGGATTTCTACTGCTGGTGCGTCTTCAACGGGCGGCTCTACGGTGGCGGGCTGGATGGCAAGGTGTACCTGGCCGACGAGGGCTACGACGACGGCGGCAACCCCATCCAGGGCGACGCGATCTCCGCGTGGAACTACCTCGGCGCCTCGGGCTCGCTCAAGCGCATCGGCATGGTGCGGATCGTGGGCCGGAGCCCCACGGGGACGGTGCCCTACACGCTCGACGTGAAAACCGATTTCGACGAGAGCTACGCGACCACGGCGGCGACGGTGACGCCGGGCGACGCCTCCGCGTGGGACTCGACGCTGTGGGACGTGGCGCTTTGGGCCGAGGACCAGCAGGTGTTCTCCAGCCGGGGCGGCACCGGCGGACTCGGGGACGCGATGGCCGCGCGCCTGCGCGTGAACTCCGAGGCCGCCTTCGAGTGGTTCCAGACGACCTTCATCTACACCGTGGCGGGGCCCCTGTAGGAGAGCGATCATGGCATGGAACGGCAGCGGCACCTTTTCCCGCACCAACGGCACGCACACGGGCTCCACGACGTGGGTGCAGGACCGCGACGCCGGGGCCTACATCCTCGCCGGCCGGCACGACACGCACGACCAGGATCTCGCGGACGGCATCAACGCCTGCCTCACGAAGAACAACGAGACGAAGCCGACGGCGGACTTCCGCCCGAACGCGGACAACACCTACGACCTGGGCTCCACGTCGCTCAGGTGGGCGGAAGCGCACGCGCTCAAGTTCCAGGTCGACGCGAACTTCTACCTGAATTTCAACTCGACCAACCCGCGCCTGAACTTCGACGCGAGCGACGACGCGATCCTCTACAACCGCTCGACCAACCAACTGGAGGGCTACATCGCCGGCGTGCAGTCGTGGGTCGACAACGCGAGCGGGCGCTACGGCGTGAACGGCACGGTGTCGCTCCCGGCCTTCTCGTTCATCTCCGACCCGGATTCCGGCATCTACCGCGTGCAGGCGAACGAGATCGGGATCGCGCTGGGCGGCGCGGCGGCGTTCTACTTCGCCTCGACCGGCATCACGTCCGTCGGCACGGCGTCTTCGATCCCGATGCCCGCGTTCTCCACGACGCCGGTCACCATGAACACGGGCTACACGAACAACTCCGTCGAGGTATCGAAGGACTCGCACGGCGTGGTGTGGGTGAAAGGCTACGCAAACAAGGATTCCGTCGGGGTTGGCGCCCTCACCTACTTCACGCTGGCCGCCGGCTACCGGCCCGACCAGACCGCATCGAAGATGATCCGCAACGCCTCCGACGGTGCCGTGGTGTGCGTGATCAACACGGACGGCACGGTGGTCGTGACGCATGCCTCGTCCAACAACGCCAACACCTACTTCGACTTCGCCTTCCCGACGACCTGACCATGACCACGCGCACCGACCTGATCCTCGAAGCCCTCGCCAAGCAGCGCGAGTCGGCGCTGGACCAGCTGGCGATCCGCACGGCCGACCTCACCCTTGCCCGCGCCCGCGTGGCGGAACTGGAAAAGGAACTCGCGGCGCTCAAGCCCGCCGAGGAGGCAAAGGAGGGCGAGCCGTGACGGAGGTTACCCTGTTCCCCTACGCGGTGGCCGCGATCTCCGCGCTCGTGGCCGCCATCGTGGGCATCCTCGCGTGGGTCGGCACGCAGCTGAAGCAGGAGTTGCGCGACCTGAAGAACGACATCCGCCGCGAGCTCGCCGGCATGGCCGAGCAGATGGGCGCCACCAACGCGGCGCTGACCAGCATCGAGCGCGACCTGCGCGGGCAGCTCGCGGGCCTCGACCGGCGCGTGGTGCAGGTGGAGGCGCGCTGCTTCGCGCAGCACGGAGACTAGGATGCGAGACCTCTGGGACGAATTTCGGTGGTCGTGGGCGGCCGATCCCTTCGCCGCCGCGATGGCCTTCCTCGCGGGCCTTGCCATCGGCCTTTTCGTCGGCTCATCGGTGATGTGGTGGGCGCTGCCGTAACGTGACCCGCGACGACCTGCGCGAGGCGCTCGCGCATCCGAACGTGCAGGCGTTCCTCGCGGTGATCGACCGCGGCGAGCACGGCCCGCATGCGCTCTCGCCAGAGCGATACCGCACGCTCTACGGCGGCACCACGTTCGCCGCCCCGCCGTGGGAGCACCCGCGCCGGAAGGTGACCGCCGGGCGCTGGACCTCGACCGCCGCCGGCCGGGGCCAGTTCCTCGCCGCCACGTGGGACGCGCTTGTGGCGCGCTATGAGTTCCCCGACTTCTCCCCGGAGTGCCAAGACGAGGCGATGGTCGCGCTCATCCACGGGCGCCGGGCGCTCGCGGACGTGCTGGCCGGGCGCTTCGAGGAGGCGATCGGCAAGTGCGCGCGCGAGTGGGCGAGCCTGCCCGGCAGCCCCTACGGCCAGCCCACGCTCACGCTGGAGGAGGCCCGCGCGGTCTACCTCGAGCGCGGCGGCACCCTCTCCGCGCAGGCGCCAGAGCCCGACTTCGACCCGGATTCCCTCGCGACCGAGCACTACGAGGGGCCGGAACCCTATCGCTACACGCCACAGGAGAAAGCCATGCCGCTCCCTCTCGCCCCAATCGCCATCGCCGCGGCGCAAGCCTTCCTGCCGCGCCTGCTGGACCTGATTCCCGCGCTCGGGGCCGCCTTCGGCTCCGGGAGCGAGGTGCAGAAGCGCAACGTCGCCGCGGCCACGATGGTCGCGGACGCTGTGACCAAGACGCTCGGGGAGCCGAACCTCCAGGCCGCCATCGAGCGGATGGAATCCGACCCTGCGGCGCTCGCCCAGGCGCGCGAGGCCGTGACCTCGATCCTGCCGACGCTGGTAGAGGCCGGCGGTGGCGGGCTGGATGGCGCCCGCAAGGCCGCCGAGAGCCAGTCCGGCGACTGGCGGAAGCTCGTGTTCTCGCTGCCATTCGTCGGCCTGCTGGCCTTCCTGCCGACGATCTGGGCCGTGGTCGCCGCGGCCGTGTTCCGCGCGTCGTGGCTGCTGGAGATGGACCCGCAGATGCGCGGCACCGTGATCGGCTTCGTCATGGGCACGATCGCCGGCGGCATCGTGATGTATGTCTACGGCGCCTCGATGACCAAGAGCAGCACCCCGTCCAACCGATAGGAGACGCACCGTGAACCTCGACCGCATCCGGCAACTCGCAACTGAGCTGGTCAACGAACTCCACAGCCCGACCGGCCCGGAAGTCTCCGCGACCGATCCCGATGCGCCTTTCGGCCGCAACCTGGCCGGGGAGCCGCGCGAGGCGCCCGGCTGGTGGGCCTGCACGAGCATGCGCGAGGCCGCCGAACGCGAGGGCGCCGCGAACTTCATCGCCCTGGTCGGCGGCGGGATCAAGCCCGGCGCGGCGCAGCTCTATCAGGACTTCCGCCCGGACTGGATGCTGATCGAGCGCACCATCGATGCCCTCGGCCGCTCGCCCTGGGGGCAAGACTGGCTCCGTGACCCGGAGAATCGCGCCGTCACCGACCCGGCCTACTGCCGGCGCTTCGGCGTCCGCCCGGTCGAGCGCAAGCCCGACGGCACGCTGCACGAGTACGAGTGA